CCAAAACCAGTAGCACCATATAAAGGAGCAAAGGTGTGTGCCTTAGCCTCTTGTCGTGTCGTTGGCTGTCCTGCATCCGATATAATCTTTGCAGTATAGGAATGAACATCAAAGCCAGTGCTAACTTCTTCTATAGCAACTTGGTCTTGTGACAAAAATGCTGCAACTCTAAACTCTAACTGTGCAAAGTCTGCCTCAAGTATTTTACCCTTTATACCAAACTGGTCACTGTTCCAACGTGAAACAAATACTTTCTTTACTGGAAACGTACCGCCTCTTGGCATGTTTTGCATATTAGGATTACGTCCACTAAAACGTCCAGTGGCTGTAACATGCTGAGTGAGAGATACATGAAGTATACCGTCCTGCTTTGTATACGCTTCAATACCCTCAACAAAAGCAGATAAATAACTTGACACAGCACTCTGTCGCTTGAGGTCAGTGAGAAAACTCTCCGCGTCTGCCATACCCTTTGACTTGGCTATGTTGATAAGTGTTTCCAAGTTGCCTTTACTTGTAGAAAATCCGTTGGCACTAACCCAGTCTTTCGACAATGGGAAGAACCCAAGACCTGCCATTTGATTAGACTTGGCAAGTTTATACCCTCTGGTGTCACATTCGGGGCAACGATTTGGCTTTAGAAACGGTGTCCCATCCTTCTTAGTTTTAAAAACTTTACCCTTACCATTACAAGCATCACATATACTTGCTTTAGTTTTAACCATTAAGTTACTGTTTTCTTTGACTATTTTGCGAAAGTCATCTTTGTCAACAACATTTTCGAAAGCTAATGCCCACTCTTTTTTGTTCTTGACAATCCTAGAAAAGATAACTTGGCTAACTTGTTCGGGTGAGTTTAAGTTGATAGGTGTGTCTCCCATTAATCTCTTCACATGTTCCTGCAAACGTCCCTCTATCTCACCTAATTCTTTAACAAAGTCTGTCTTAACCTCTGCCAGTGCTACTTTATCTACATACATACCCTTCATATACATTTTAGTAAGAGCTTTGCATACTTTATTTGTAATATCACGCACTGTGACGAGGGATTTTGACCCATCCTTACTGTATTCTTCATCTAACTTCCAGTATAACTGCTTAGTCACCGCTAAATCTTGACGTAGATACTCTGATAACTCTTCAAGAGGTATTTCATCAGTCTGAAACCCTCGTCTAAAGTAATCTTTGAGTGTATCCGACTTCTTCATGTCAAGATTATACCTCTCAGCGCAGTTCTCAAGGCTCACAGAACCCTTCTGACCTCTTTGTAGTATGTATGCACCTAACATTGTGTCGTATATCTCTCCATCGTACTTAAAACCACATTCCCACAGCCACTGTAAGTCGTACTGTAGGTTGTGTCCTATTAATAATGTTGTATTGTCGAGAACCCTTTGCAATCTTTTGTCTGCATCATCATCCGTTATTGTTCTTTCTTTATGGTCAAAGACAAAGACCTCACTATCTTTTTCTTTCCAATCTTGAACTCCTACCAAAGTCAAAGAGTTGTCAGGCTCGAAAGGGTCAAGATGTAACTTGCCATCTCTCTTGGTGGTTGTGTTCTCTACGTCTAGTATAATTTTCATGCAGTATATCTACCTCTCTCTACATCTAACTCAACATGGATCTTTCCATGCCATCCGTTTATCTTATTCTTAGCTATGATGATATGTCTCTGAGTATCATTGTCTTCTTGCCCCTCTAATGTAGGATTCTTACTCAGTAATAACATCAAATCCGCTTCTGCCGCCTTGCCAGTCTTACTACCCTCAAGCATAGATTGATCTACATTTATCTTTCCTTCTGCCTCTGCAGATAGCTGAGACATCCAGATTATTGCACAATCATACTCCTTTGCAATATTTCTTGCATGAATTGCAGCCTCTTTTAGGTACAAGTCCATCCTTTCTCCAGTCTTGTTAGCAAACTTATCCCCCATATCTAAAACAACTATGTCGGGTCTTTCAACCTTAACCATGTTTTCTACCCAGTCCATCTTCTTACCAGTGACATCTTTGATCTTTATTCTGTCACGTATCTTGTTATACCTATCCATAGCAAGGGCATGGTTGGCTCTACCACTACCTATCTCCGCTAAAGATAACTCTGCTCTGTTACAGAGATAGCGAGAGGCAACTCTATAGTACGGCTCTTCATTACACAGCACCCTACACTTAGCACCTTGATCTATAAAGCCACCTCTGGATGCAATGATACTAGCATGAAAACTTGTCTTGCCCGTATTAGGTCTTGCCCCAACGATTATAAGCTGACCACCACTTATACCTTGGAGTCTTCTAGCAAGAGAAGGAATATTAAACTGCCATTTTGACTTCTTGTTTGCTTGTTCAAGTATGTTGTCAAAACTTATATCATCCCACTCTATTTTAAAGTTGGGTAAGAAATTATCTTGGTGGTCATTTATAATCTTACGTAGTGGCTCTAGTGTAGAACCTTCACCATTAACGTAGTCAAACCCTATGTTAGCTATCTTCTCACCAACATATTGTTGAAACAACTTAGACATTACATCCTTAGCTATCTCTTTATCCATGACCTGCTCTCTTTCCAACTTAGAGAACAACCCTTTAAATACCTCCTTTGATGCTGTCGTAAGAGTGCTATTGTGAGTAAAAAACAAACCCTCCAACTCACGAACAGTAAGACTGTCCTTATCATAATTCTGCATAGCAAAGTCTACTGTCTTCTTTATCTTACGAATATCTTTACTAAAAAGTTCGTCTGGACAGCGTGTGCCTTTATGATCTCCGTAGAAATCTTTATCAAGCAGACTGCGTATTAGTGCTAGTTCCACCATTCACTTTCTCCTCTGTAAGTGTCTTTACCAAATCTAAGAACTTATCAAAGTCACTACTATCTAAGTTCTCTATACGAAACCACTCGTTACTTCTTTCTTTACTCAAACCCTCTGCTAACTCGTGTGCTACCTTCTCCCCCATACCTCTATTAGAAACACTAACCTTTGATACCACAGCGTAGTCTCTATGAGGACTACTTGTCTGGTAGCCATTACATCTGTCATCCGTGTCAACTGCTTTACCTATCTTATACCAGTCCTTCCATGCAGGGTTATTAATAATATACACCTCACCCTTAACACATTTCACATAATTAATCAAGGAAGAAAAAGCAGCATCACTAAAAGTTTTATATTTTCCCGGTTTGTGTAAGGGATGCGTTATAGGTATATATTTACCATTAACATACATCTGCTTTGCATTTTGTTTAGCTTGGTATCTCCTATTACGTTTTTTGTGGCACTCTTTACATATTTTATAATTCTGACTACCTGATTTATACGTGCTTACTTTTGCTTGATACTCATGCCAGTTTTCTCCTACAATAAGTTCTTCATTACAATTTGTACATCTAACCATCCAATACCTCCTGCAATTTATTAAAGTCTTCTAAGTTTTTGTACTTCAAATCGTCATTTAATTTTAACACTCGTACTTCTTTTACATAACCATTTAATTCTTTTGCATGTTCTAACGACTTCTTAGACGCATCTGGATCAAGAGCGACTACGACCCTATCGAAATTAGAAAGAATGTATAAATGCTCCTGCTGTAGTGCTGTTCCTAGTAAACCAAACCCTATAACTGGAAAGTGACTACCTACAGCTATAGCGGATAAAACGTCCTCTACCACCACTGCTACATTTCTGTCTACACCATCCCCCCTATAAGCGTAATACGACATGTTGTTACCATATTTGTACCACTTAGGAAAAGAATCAGCGTTTAAAGATCTACCTATAGCGTCAATAATCTTACCCTTACGCGTAATTGGGAACACGACCCTATCGTTTTTAACATCATGAAATAGCTGTATGTTAAACAAATCCCATTTCATAATAAATTCATCACAATCTGTTAAATCATGAGAAAAATACTCAGGAACTTCAAACTCTGATACTTTTTTGACTACAGAATGTCCATTCATTTTCTTTCTAATACTCTCTATAGTTCTACCAACTTTCCTTACACCTTTTACAGTACAGCTATTTCTGAAACAGTTATACAATATAATATCGTCAACTCTGGTTGCTGTAAACTTTTTCTTGCCCTTACATACTGGACAATCTATTGTCAAAGTCTTGCCCTCTTCTAAATCTAACTCCTCAAGAAACTTCATCTTTGTACGACTCCCTTCTAGCTAGAGCGTTATTAGCTGATCTAAATGTATGCTTAATATAGGGTCGCATCGACTGTGGTGAGTTGTGTCCAGACACCGACATGATTTGTGTGGTGTCCACACCTGCCTCAACCATCTCTGTAATTGCTGTCCTACGCATATCCATAGCGGTCAACTCTTTGGGTAGATTAGCTTGTGCTTTGACCTCATTGACCAAGATAGATATATCAAACTCATTGTATGGCTTGTGATGTCCACTAATAGGTCTGACATTTGGTGCAACATAGTCTTGAAAACCAAAATCCTGATGCTGTGTCTTTAACATAGCCAATAGTTTAGGGTTGATAGGTATATGCACCTCTGCTCTACGCTTAGACTGTACTAAATCGAGCCTTGCACCGTCTAAATCAACATTTTTCCACTCTAAAAGGCGCATATCACCGACTCTTTGAGCAAAT